TTTTGCTTTGTACGAAGGTACTTCTGACTACGGTGAACTTGTAATATGTGATGGAGTAAATGAACCCTTCCTATTTCAAATGACAGGAACAGGAGGTTTAACTTCTCGTACATTCTTTGCAAAAGAAATTACAGTTAGTGGCACTACAGGCCCCTCTTTTGGTGTAATACATGACAAGCACTTAGTAGTAGCAGGAGCTTCTACAGCAAAGAATACTATCTTTTATAGTGGAACTAATGACATTGATAGTTTTAGTAGTACTGGATCAGGGAGTGTAGTAATTGAAGATGCTGTTGTAGGTCTTGCTAGTTTTCGTAGTGATCTTATTATATTTTGTAAAAACAGCATACATAAACTTGTAAATATTAATAACTCTTCTACTGTAGCTGTTGTGCCTATAACAACTAACGTAGGCTGTGTTAATGGTGGAAGTATACAAGAAGTAGGTGGTGATATTTTATTTCTTGCGCCTGATGGTGTGCGTACTATTGCAGGTACAGCACGTATTGGTGACGTAGAGTTAAGCTCAGTTAGTAGGCAAATTCAAAAGATTGTTTCTGACATAGCCGCTGATTCAGCCTTTATAATTACAAGTGGTGTTCTTCGTAGTAAGTCACAGTACAGATTATTTTATAGTAAAGAGGGAGAAAGCCCTTCTACTGCTAAAGGTATTATAGGAACTTTTACTTCTCAAGGTTTTGCGTGGTCAGAAACGCTAGGTATCCAAGCATTAGGTTTTGTTTCTGATATAAACAAAGATGGTATAGAAAAAGTATTTCACGGTGATAAAGATGGTTTTATTTATAACCATGACACTGGTTCTTCATTTATTGAAGCAGGTTCAACAACGAACATAGATGCTATATATCAAACACCTGACTTTGACTTTGGAGATGTGGGTACACGTAAAACTCTTAAATATGCAAGAGTTTCTTTTAGTCCAGAAGGTTCTATTGAGCCAAGTTTTAGAGTTAGATTTGACTACGAAGATAATTTAATACCTCAACCAGAACCTTTTGCTGTTACTACTATTCAGTTACCAGCAATATTTAACTCAGGTGTGTTTGGCACAATGACATTTGGCGCAACATCTGATCCAATGGAAAGGATTACTTTAGAAGGCTCTGGAAATACTTGCAGCTTTAGAGTGTTTAGCGACGATCAAAAAGCATCATACGCTGTTAACGGTATTTATATAGATTATATGCCATCAGGTAGGAGATAATAAATGGCTCAGAATTATACAAGACAAAGTTCTTTTGCAGATGGTGATACTGTTACAGCAGCTTTATTTAATAACGAATATAACCAACTAGTAAATGCTTTTGCATACTCTTCATCTAGTGCTTCTAGTACAGGTCACAGGCATGATGGAACTGCTGGACAAGGCGGTAACGTGCCTCAGATTGGTGACTTAGACTTTCTTAACAAGGTTGTAGTAGATGGCACAAACAATAGAGTAGGTTTCTTTGTAGAAGTATCTAGTAGTGCGGTTGAGCAAGTACGTGTACAGGACGGTGCTATTGTTCCTGTTACAGATAATGATATAGACTTAGGTACGTCTTCACTAGAATTTAAAGACGGTTATTTTGATGGGACAGTTCACGCAGATGCCATAAACTTTAACGGCACTGCTATCACAGCTACGGCTGCTGAACTAAACATTATGGACGGTGTAACGTCTACTGCAACAGAAATAAATCTTCTTGATGGCGTTACAGCCACTACAACAGAACTTAATTACACTGACACTGGTGCTGCTGTAGGTGTAGTAGTAGCCAGTAAAGTAGTTACAGCAGATGCTAATAAAGATGTAGCTAGCTTCCGTAACATCACCCTAACCGGGGAACTAGATGCAGGATCTCTTGACATTTCTGGAGATGCTGATATTGATGGTACGTTAGAGACAGATGCTCTATCTATTAATGGCACAGCCGTAACCAGTACAGCAGCAGAGCTTAACATCTTAGATGGTGTCACAGCAACAGCAACAGAGCTTAATTATAGTGATACTGGACAGTCCACAGGAACTGTAGTAGCTGATAAAGTTGTAACAGTGGACTCTAACAAAGACGTAGCAAGCTTTAGAAACATTACACTTACTGGAGAGTTAGATGCAGGTTCACTGGACATATCAGGCAATGCCGACATTGACGGTACGTTGGAAACTGATGCACTATCTATTAACGGCACAACGGTTACTTCTACGGCAGCAGAACTTAATATATTAGATGGCGTTACAGCGACTACGGCAGAACTTAATTACGTCGATGGCGTTACGTCAGCCATACAGACCCAGTTAGATGCTAAGGCAGCACTTTCAGGCGCTAACTTTACTGGGGCAATGACAATAACACAGTCTGCTGGCTCTGATTTTTTAAAGTTTGACGTTAACGGAACAACTGACGAAGCAATTCTTGGGATTAATTCTACTGACTTTATTATTGATATAGACCCAACTAATGTTAGGGCAAGTAGTAACTTCGTCGTTAAAAATGACGGGACTACAAATCTAACATTAAACTCAAGCGGCAATTTAGATGTAAACGGTACTGTGACTGCGACAGGCACTTCCGTTTTTGCCAGCCTAGACATCTCAGGCGACATAGACGTAGATGGCACCACTAATCTTGATGTAGTAGATATTGATGGTGCTGTAAACTTCGCAGCAGACGTAACCTTTGCAGACGGTGCAGACATCATCACCGCATCCGCAGGAACATCCAACGTCCGTGTCGGTGTCAACGCAGGTAACAGCATTACCTCTGGCGGCAACTACAACGTGGTCGTGGGCGATGAAGCGGGTACGGCTTTGACTACGGGTGATAACAACGTAGCCATCGGGTTTGAGGCGTTAAAGACTGAAGATGCTGATGGACAAAATGTAGCTGTTGGCTACAGAGCACTGAAAACTCTTAACGCTGGTGGCGATGGAAACAATGTAGCCGTAGGCAAAGATGCTGGCTTATCAATCACTACGGGAAATCAAAACAATCTTGTAGGCAGTCAAGCTGGTGACGCACTGACCGAGGGCGGAAGCAATAACGCATTCGGAAGATTGGCCCTTTCAACGGATACTTTGGGCAGCAGAGCAACAGCGATGGGTCATGCTGCATTAGCTACGCAGAACTTCGCTACTGTTACAAGTAGCAACAATACAGCCGTGGGATATAACGCAGGTTTATCTGTCACAACAGGAATCCAGAACACCCTTCTCGGAAGTCTCGCAGGGGATGCCTTAACAGACGCCGATTTTAACGTGGCAGTTGGGGTGGGTGCTTTAAGCGGAGATACTTTGGGGTCTCGTAGTGTGGCAATAGGCACTTATGCGCTAAACGCGCAAAATTTCACTACCGCTACTAATTCATTCAACGTAGCCGTGGGCCATTCAGCAGGCACATTAATCAGCACGGGAATCCAAAACACCTTAGTGGGTGGTCTTGCAGGTGATGCCTTAACAGATGCAGACAAAAATGTAGCTATCGGCTATAACGCATTGGGTGCCGATACTCTTGGCAGTCAATCAGTTGCCATCGGTCAAGACGCTCTGAAATTACAAAACTTCACCACCGCTACGAATGTATTCAATGTAGCTGTTGGTGCTTTGTCTGGTGATGCAATCACGACTGGGGATAAAAATGTTTTGGTCGGGGGTGCTTCTGGTGGCGCTCTTACCACGGGTGCCGAAAATACTGCGCTGGGAACTAGTGCTCTAGCGGCAGATACTTTAGGAAAATACAGTGTAGCAATCGGGCGTTCAGCACTTGCGGCACAAAATTTTACAACAGACACCGCAAGCTACAATACCGCAGTGGGATATAGTGCAGGGTTGTCAGTCACCACGGGGATAGATAACGTCCTGATAGGCGCTCTTGCTGGTGACGCTCTGACTGATGCTGACAAAAATGTAGCAATCGGCAAAGGCGCTTTGAGTTCTGACACGATGGGGAGTAAAAGTGTGGCTGTCGGTCAAGGCACTTTGAACGTGCAGAACTTTACTACAGCTACAGATTCTTTGAATGTAGCAGTTGGTCATCAAGCAGGTGCAGCAGTCACCACGGGAATCCAAAACACCTTAGTGGGCGGTCTTGCAGGCGATGCAATCACTGACGCTGATTACAATGTAGCTGTGGGTTACGGCTCTCTAGGGGCTAATACAGTTGGAAGTCGTTCCGTCGCAATTGGTTTCAATGCTTTAGAAGTTCAGAATCCAGCTACTGCCGCAAATATGTACAACGTAGCAGTTGGCTCATCGGCAGGAGCGGCAGTCACCACGGGAGTTCAGAATGTCCTCATTGGTGGTCTAGCAGGCGATGCAATCACAGATGCTGACCAAAACGTAGCTGTCGGACACAACTCTTTAAGCGCGAATACCGTAGGAAGCCGATCAGTGGCGATGGGCTATGGAGCGTTAGCAGTTCAAAACCCAGCAACTGCCACTAATATGTACAACACCGCAGTGGGATATAGTGCAGGTGTGGCAGTCC